GTTTGTGCAAACTAGTGTTGAGAAATTAACTCAAACCATTGATACGAAGCTTGAGGAACGAAAGCAGGGTAAGGAAGAAGACCAAAAGTCCGATTCTGAATCCCTCCCTCTTACAGCTGAGTTGAATTTGGAAACCACAGCAGAAAAGCGTGAGGCTTGGATGAGGAAAGTGCAGTTAGAAATGGCTGCTCGTTTCCCGTCCGATCCCCGGTATGCCGAAATGGCTAAACCAACGCCTGCTAGTGCTCCTCGTTTGCCTGGTGATACGCGTGGCTTGGGTGCCTCAGTCGCAACTGAAAAACCTGAGCTTGTTGTGCCTCCATCCGCCTTTGATGCGCTCCGCGAGTATTGGAACCAGACAGAAGATCTGGTCCATCTGAATGCGTTGAAAAAGCAATGCACAGATAAACCATGGCTACTACCAGTGGCTATGATTTGTTTGTTCGCAGTTCTCTTGCTTGTAGTTAAAGTACTGCACAAGTCTGAACGCAAAGGTCGGAAGAAGGAAAAGTCTAAAGCTAAAGCAGAGAAGGCTGAAGCTAAGACACAGCAACCGAAGAAAAATGCTTCGGGAAAGAAAGCGAAAGCTACCCATCCTGTAGTAACCCCTAAAAAGGAAGCGAAAGATGGTTGCTGTCACATCACAGTTGGAAAACATCAATGTCCGTGGTACAAAGCAGGTCATAAAATTGAAATTTCAGCACGTAAGTGTTGTAATGTTCATTGTGGCGGCTTAAAATGTATGCATTGGGCTGAGTGTGATCCAAAAGAGTATCCTAATCTAACCCCCATGCCAGCTAGTAGTGAAGCGAAAACTGAGTGTGTGCACCAGCCTAATCAGGTGAAGTGCAAAAAGTGTGGTTGGACTTATGTTGTGAAGGAAAGTGAAAAGTCTAAAGCCAAGCGTAAAACAAATCGTGCTGATAAAGGCCATCGCGCCCCTAAGGCTCACTCTAGCTATAACAAGCCAGGTGATGATAATGATAACGCTATTTGGACCCGTGATAACGGGAAAAATTTGGTTAGGACTAAACGTGATGACAATTTTGTTGTCCCGTCTCACATGCCTCATGCAGGTTTACTCAATGATTTTATGCATGGAACCGCTGAATCTGCCTTGCGTGCTGCCAATGGAATGTTGGCTGCTGTCAAGAAGGTTAAGAAGAACCTAGACAAGAAGCACCCTAAAGGGAAGTGCTCTGTCTGCGGAAAAGAGGGTCATGTTGGAAAATCTTGTCCAGACAAAGGCTCGCATCCTTGCTACTTTTTCAATAAAGGAAATTGTAAGCTAGGTGATAAATGCGAATTTCTCCATAAGCCAAAAGACGCTCAAGAAAGCGCGGTTAATGGGAAACGCTTTGCAATTGGCAAAGTTCAAGGCGCCGTTGGATTGGCACGCATCGGTACTAGATGTTTGAATGCGACTATGATATGGAATGGAATTGTTGTGTGTGAACACATTTTCAAGAGTGAAAGCGATAATATCAAATTCTCTTTTCGTTACGACGGAAAAGTCGTCGAACATTCTGTAGATAGGAAGGAGGGCAAGAAATTGTCTTATGATCTCCTCTTTTTCGCACGTCCGGACTCTTTGAAAGAGTTTCCTCAGATGAATCATGCCTTCCCTGTGGTTGGTCGAAAAGTAGCATTGTATGCTTATGATTCTGATGAGGCTTTCCTTACGAGTAGTATCGGCTTTGATGCCGCGAAAATCATTCGGATGGAGGACGCAGTTGACTCTATGAGTCTAACTAGTACAACGAAGCATAAAGTCGGAGTGTATAAGTTGTCATCGATAGATGGTAATTGTTCCGGTGCAGTGGTTGATGCCGAATCAGGCAAGGTTGTGGGATTCCATAACGCCACTCGTGGTGGAGTTGAGAATTTGTTTCTCGCCATCACGCCGCAGATCGTATCTGTGGCAACCGGTACTCCCCAGAAAAACTAGATGTCCCATTACCTCCTGTTCCTCTTTGGGAAAAGTGGTATCAAAACTACGTAACCAGGGAAGTGTTCAAGAATTGAACATATGAACAAGGAGTAGTAGTGGGGCGTCGGTCTGGAGGATTGGATTGGAAAGATATCCATCCTGATGAAATATCACGGGAACCATCAAATCATTTCCACTATTACTTTGTTAGGGGAAATGTCGACTTCGTCAGCCAAGTGCAACGTTATGTTAAACAAGGCATTGATGAGTGGGCACCCAATACAAGTTTAGAGGAATTCTGCAACGAGAAAGGTCTCGATGTAGGAACAGCTTATCGCGGGGTCATTCCCAATCTGAACGCGTCTTTTTAAGCGTTAGTAAGTATGACAAAGAGCAACCAAAACTCAATGAAAAGAGTTGGGCTCTGTCTGGTGAATGGACTCGTCGGCATTTCATGCGACACATGGGTGGATCGCAAATTCTTAGTGAGGAAACTTGCTTAAAAGAATGCGACCGGAGAACATCCGTTGGTTATCCGTTAAGTCTGGATTTTCACACAAAAGGTGAATTTATAGACAATGGGCCAACACACATGCTTGGTGAGTTTTGGAACATGTTAGGAAAGAATGAGGAGCGTACTATGAGACCTATATGGACTTGTAGTCAGAAGCGTGAGCTTCGTGCAGCGGAAAAGTTGTTAGAAAATAAGATTCGCACTTTCACTGCCTCTCCGGTGGAGCATTCAGTTGCCCTTAACCGTTTCTGTCTCGATATGAATAATCGATTCTATCGATCCCATGGTAAGACCTGGTCTTTTGTGGGATGTTCAAAATTTCTTCAAGGTTGGAATGCACTTTTTGCTCGGCTTGGTATTCATCCCTTCGCTTTCGAGCTTGATGAGTCAGAATATGACTCAAGCTTGTT